GATGGCCAGCTATCTTCTGATAGATACTACTGCTCGGATGTGGGCGCAAACTACCAGTACTGGGCTTGTCCGACTCCTTCTGCTGAATCTGAGCGAGGAGCCGAGTTTGGTAGTGGCCTGCCTATGGATTTCGCTGTTGAGCGAGGTGTAGTAATTGTTGATTATGGCCAGTTCTTAAACATGAATAAGCTATCAATCAACTTAAATCTTGGGTGTAAGCCTACCGAGTGGACTGTGTCCGTGTTTGAAGAGGTTTCTAACAACTGGATAGATATAGTAAATCCGGTTGTAGATGACCTTACTGGGAAGTGTGAAATCTGGTGGAACGGAAGTGCATGGGTTCAGACTCAACAACTCAATGAAGCTGTTTTTCAGAGTATCTCTAAGGTTAAGATGAATGTTGTTGCTGTTAATAAGAAGACTAGTAGACTTCAAGTAATTGAAATCGCGGGGAAGCGTGAGATCGACCTAACGGATAGACTAGAGGAATACTCAATGACTTCTTCTCTGGACAGTCATGATTATCTCCACCCTATTGGCAGAATGTCTGCCAATAATGGCTCTATTACCTTAAATAATTCTGATCTTAAGATCAACCATGATGATCCCAATTCTGATTTCTTTGGTACCTTGGAAGGCTGGTGTCAGTATAGAACCTATGTTGATTATGATATGTCTCCATATGGTGGAGCTGAACAGGTTCTTGTACGTACCGGAACAATGTATTCCAATGATTGGCAGCAATCCAATGAATTTCAGTACACAGTAGAGCTTTTTGATATATTCAAGATACTTCAGTCTATGGATTGTCCAGCGGTTCTCCTAGAGAACCTATCTCTAGGTAAGATTATATCTATACTGTTAGATATGGCTGGCATAGACAGTTATCAGTTTGAGCATGCAGATTTTGACACAACGAATACCGTTAAATACTTTTGGACTGATGGTAAACAAAAAGTATTTGAGGTGCTAGATGGACTTTGTAATTCATATCAAGCGGCCCTGTTTGTTGATGAGTTCGGGATTATTAGATTGCTTACTCGTAATGATATTACTGTCAAGGAAGACGAAGAAGCTGTTTGGGAGTTTGCTGGAATAGATTCAGAATCTAGAGTTGCTGATGTTCTTTCACTTAAGAAAAAGTACGAAACTGTAGTTAATAAAGTAAAAATCAACTATAAAAAACGTGAAGCAAAAATTGATGCAGAGGATATTACAGAGCAGCCATTAACACAAAGCTTGTGGGAAGCAGATGATACTGTTGTACTTCGTTCTTCTCCTCTTACTAGAAAAATGATAAACGAAGAAGCAGAGGGCCCTACTGCCAGCGCTGACATTTGGATTAGCCCTACTAATGTTAAAACATGGCCTTACTCAGGAAAAGCAAATATTGACGGGGAGCTTATCGAGTATGAAGGTAAGGGATATGTTTGGTGGGATCATACAACGGGATCACCAGTCTATAATGAGCAATTTGTTAAGAGCGACGACGAGAGAAAGGTTCTGGATAGAAGAAGCTACCTCAGCTATACATCAGGAACTACAATCGGTGGTATCTCAGCAGATCCTGCAAAGCAGAATGGCTTCTCAGGGAGATTAGTTACCAAGACACGAGATCTCGACAGTTCTGGACAACGTAAGAATCATTTTATTGGTCAGTCGTATGGTTGGTATGCTATGAATCTATGGCATACCAACTCTAAAGGCTGGGGGTTTCCAGGTAAGTATTTTGAGCCAGGTGGTAACTTGTACAACTACAACAACGTTAGAAATTGGACTGCTAGAACAAATTGGACTGAGGTTCAAGGACGATGCACGGTTAATGAGAGCGTGCTGACGGTTAATAACGCTACCAATAATAGCTCGGGAACTGCAAACTTTGCTCAACAGTCAACAGTTCTTGTTAATGATCTTGGAAATACAGAGTATCGTGAATTTGGTACACGCTTGCGCCATCGCGGGGGTACCAAAGGTAAGGCCGTTATTGCCTTCTATATGTCTAATGCGAGCGGGTATGATAATGCCAATGCACAGATTACAGAAGCTATCAATGCTACAAGATGTTATATTGTAAATGTTTGCACAACAGAGTATGTAGAAGCCACAGGTAGAACGGAACAGCTCAATGAAATTTCAGTGCAGGTCAAGAATGGTGATGCTTTAACATTTGCTCCAAGTTCTACAGTGGGTCTCGTGTCTGGTCAGATAAAGATAGATCCAGATAAGTGGTACGATATCGATATTGTATTTACTGATGGCGTAGGAGATTACTATACCAATGGTGGTGCTTCTCTGGCGACAGGTAGATCAGTAATTCAAGTTTATGTCGATGGTGCGTTTGCTGGTAACTGGGTTACCTCAGACAATATTAGACCTACATCACTGTTTGCTGTGGGGGCTAAAGATCTTTCAATTGTTGATTTCGAAGACTTCTACGCTACTGATGCTCCTAAAGGACAACTTAAGTATGTAAATGATGATCTGTTCGATGCTGTATCTTTGAGATTTGATCCTGGAACAAATATATCAACATCGGTCACTCTTCCTGTTGATGGTGGATGGGACGGACAAGGTGTTATGAGCTTAGCTACATGCCTTACCAACGCTACGATTCACGAGATCGAGTTAGCTACTGCTGGTAGAACTAAGGTAGTCCAGCTTCTGGGAACTAGCGGAATGACACTTAAGCCAGATCAGAGATGGAATATACAGTTCTCTGATCTGATAGAAACCGGAGCTAGGTATCTACGTATCAGGTACACAGCTACTAACCCTATTTCTATGGCTCTAGAGTATTCCTTAGTTCGCAACTACCCCTATGGTGTGGATACTGAACCTACAGCTCCTGCTAATTCGTACTATGATTTGGTTAAAGGCGGGTATCTTTCTAGCAAGAGAACTGATCATCTGACATTACCTCAGGTTAAATTTGTAACGAATTATTCTGGAGAAAATACTCCAGTTCAGCATTACCTTGACGTGTACTATGAAGATTTCGGCGCGGTAGTTCACGAAGTTAGAGATTTTGATGTTGAGCTAAGTAATTCTCCGGCTAAGGGTATCGGCGTCTTTAGCAGTAATCAGAATACTAGAGTTATAGACTATAAATATAGCCCTACGAGAGGTTATTTTACGCTAGCAAATGTTTCTCATAGAAATGAAATAGTAAACGGTACTGAAGAGCTTGACGATTCCAATAGTATCGATTACTCACTTATGCTGTATGGGTATGCCCTTGAAGACAAGGGTGACTTTACCGAAACTGTACAGAACGATCTGAGTATAAAGCGTAGAGGTATACTCGCGGAAGACCTAGACGCGTCTTGGATATTTACCAAGGAAGAAGCTCAAGCATTGGGGGCATGGATCGTAGATCACTGGTCAGACGCCATGGACGCGGTTCAGCTAACTACATTCTGTAGTACCCACATACAGATAGGTGATAAGGTTACAATCAACTTTCCTAATGCTGCAATTAATCCAGATTGGATCTGGATGGTTTCAGATAAAGAAGTTTCAATATCAGCTGATGGCCTAGATACATCAATTACTGTGCGTAGAGTTCAATAGACATCGCAGTGTAGCTTTGTTATACTTGTAATAATGACACAGATCAAAGAAAACCAAATTATATCTTCTCCAACTCCGGAGCGAAATCCTGTGGTTTCACCACCACGAGATCTAGCGTTTACAGTTGTTGATAACGAGAAGGCGGTTGATAACGCAACAAGTTCAGCGCAATCTGTACTTTCTCCTTCTTTGCAACAAGCCACCAATACTGAAGTACAGAGTACAAATTATACTGGCGATATTGCAGCGATTCAAAATCCAGCTACGCCAGCAATCTTGAGCGTGAAATCACAAATCGTTAATATGCAGGATGATGGCACTTCTACGATCAATGTTGTTCTAGTTGTGCAAGATATATCAGGTGTCATTGAATACGATATCCGCGTAGCACCCGTGGTGGCCTCACTATGATAGGAAGCTACAGGATAACCAATGGCGACTCTGTCAAGGAATATCGTAACGTGATTACTGAAGATGGAAAGAATAGAATACTAGATGCTGTTTCCGGAAAAGTAGCTGGCTTTGCGTCTTCTATGGTTGTTGGTATTGGAAGTACAGCTGCTGCTGAAAGCGATAAGTCAATGGAGTTTATGGCGGGGGGTTCAGATGTTAATGCTGTGATTACAGACTACGCTAATGGATTTATATATTTTAAAGCTACACTACCATCATTGGATGATTACGAAATTCATGAGCTAGGTTGCTTCTCTATAAACTATAGTGGAGTCCAGAATGCTACTCAAGGATCAAGCTTATTGCTTGCTGTATTTGGTGATCAGAGTGATTGGATGGATGATACAGGTGTTTCTACCTTGGCCACAACTAATAATAGGATAGGATCGGCATCTATTCAGTACTCAGCATTTACTTCAGCTGTCGGGCATATGTCGCTAATTAAAGATTTTAGCTTCTTACCATCTAATACAACATTTGATCTGGCGTACTACACTAGCGGTTTGACAGACCTTGTAGTGAGATTTAAGGTGGATGCCTCAAATTATTTTGAGGCTAATGGGTGGGCCGTTGGTAACGGATATCATATAAATAAAATTGCTAAATCAAGTTTTACTACAACTGGTACCCCTGATTGGGCTAATATCCAGGTTCTAGAAATAGAAGCAACAGGTACTGCGGGTGTTATCTCGTTGGATGCAATTAGGTACACCCCACCTATTATAAATAATGGAGAGGCTGGTAGCTTGCTCTCAAGGGTAGTACTTGTATCTCCTGAAAGAAAATTGCCAGGGGTTTCAGTGGACATCGAATACAAGTTAGAGCTGGGCATCTAATGGATCTTTTGTTGAAGGACCTTCTCCCAGGTCAACAGTACGCTATTCAGGTAAGAGCCAAAGGATCAAATGGTGGAGTTTCTAACTGGTCTACCACCTTCAAGCTGACCACTATTAGTGACACCGTAGCGCCGAATCCTGTTACTTCACTAACCTGGTTGGTAAATAACACGGGCTTTGTTGGAACTTGGGTTAGACCAACAACAGACTCTAATGGGTTAACGCTACGAGATTTTGCAGGATATCAGGTTACTGTTACTGCAACCGTTCTAGGAAGTCCAGTTTCGAAGGTCTATATCGTACAGCAACCTAGATTTGATTTTAGTCTTGAACAGAATATTGCTGCGTTTGGTTCTCCCCAACCAACAGTTGGCATTAGTGTTAAAGTTCGTGATACTGTAGGCAACCTTTCTACGGATGTTACTGCTTCTGCTACGAATGCTGCCCCAGCAAATCTAACGGGGCTTGTTGCAACTGGTTTTCCACAAGCCGTTCAGCTGAACTGGGATGCTACAGCTGAAAATGATTTCAAGGTATATGAGATATACCATTCAACAGTAAACGGTTTTACGCCGGGGCCGGGGAATCTTCTAGCAAAGACATCCAGTAATTCTTTTACGTTTCCTACAAGTTCGTTTGTTATCCATTATTTCAAGATTAGACAGCTTGATGTTTATGATCAGCCGTCTGCTTCGTATACTTCTGCAAGTGCAACTCCTCTCAATACAACGGGAATTGATATCACTGCACCGGCAGGACCTACTGCTGTTACAGTAACAACGGCAGCGGATGCCAATGGAGCTTCTGCCCATATCGATGTATCGTGGACTCCATCAGCTTCAACAAATATAGCAAATTATGTTGTTAGATATAGTACTGATCAGATTGCTTGGCAGTACATCACCGTTCCTAGCAATCAAGCGTCTGCAACCATAAGCAATCTTAAAACTGATACAGGGTACTACGTTGGTGTAGCTGCAATTAGTTTTGTCAGTGTGTATTCTTCATGGGTTAATGCAAGTACGGGCGGCTATCCAATTACAACAGCCAAAGACACAGCTGCTCCGTCTACCCCCTCAACGCCTTCAGTGTCTTTCAATACTGCTCTAGTACAAGTTTCGCACGCCATGACAAAAGCCGCAGGAGGCAATCTAGAGAGCGATGTAAGATATCTAGAAGTTCATGCATCCAGTACAACAAGTTTTACGGCATCAAGTGCTACCTTAATAGGCACTATAGATGCTTCTGCTCCTGGAATTACAGTGGCTGCAAACTTTGCTGTGCCAGTTACGACCAGTGTTGCGAATATGTACTGGCGTGTTATTGCAGTAGATTATACAGGAAATAAATCTACTCAGTCTGCTCAAGCTACAGGTTTGCCGGGACTGATAACTGGTGCCAATATAGCTGACGCTACAATTACTAATGCTAAAATAAATGATTTGTCTGCTGCCAAACTTACTGCTGGCACAGCGTTCATTAATAATCTTAGTGTACAGTCAGCACTAACTCTAGATAGCGCAGCTGGCTACATTCAGTCAACAAACTTCAGCATTGGAAGTCAAACTGGCTGGCGGTTAGATCAGAATGGGCTAGTCATCTATAACGGCTCAATTGCGGCTAAGAGCCTACTTCTACAGAATGGTCAAAATATAGCCAGACCGCCATTTGCAGATTTTGAATTCAATGCTGATTACTATCACGATACTTCTAATGTTCCTAATCCTTTACAGCTGACCGCTACCTCAGGAATGCTTGCTGAAACTAAGTTTACTGGTTTTAAGACTGGACAGCAAGCAATGCGTATCTATAATACCTCGATTACTGGTGCAACAATTCATACATTGCATTTTGCTACAGGTGGGGCTTCTGCAACCGGAGTTAATGTTGATGTAAATCCAGGGGATTATATTTTTTCTGTATGGGTGAAGAAAAATGGCGCGGTCGACCAGAATATTAAGCTAGGATTATATACAGACACTTCTGTAGTTGCTATTTCATCAAATATACTGATTAATAGCACCACATACTCTCAGAAGAGTGCAGTATTGACTGTTCCTTCTGGTGCTTCAAAGGTCAAGATGTATATTGAGTACACCGCAGTTACTACTGGATACGATGTACTAATTGATTCGATGCAGCTTGAACCTAAACTTAGTGCCGATACAAATCCTTCTGCATGGAAACCGCCTTCAACAACAATAATCGATGGCGGATCCATTATTACTGGTTCAATTAGATCTAGCTCTTCAAGTGCTACTGTTGCTGGTCAGCCTGCCTGGTCTATTAATACTGCTGGTAATATGCAGATTGGTGATGCTCTGGTACGTGGTAAGATCGTCATGGGTGTTCCTGATGACTCTAGAAACTTGCTTCCAAAAACATATACAAGTTTTGAAGACGCGGCAAGCAGCTATTATAACGTAAGTACCAACGTACCGAACTCATCAAAGCTAAGCGCCACTTCAGGCGACGGGGCACTACTTAGAGTTCAACAGCTAAGTACTGGATCTCCTCCACAAGGTACATATCAAATGCGTGTTTTTGCTACTGGCGTAGGAGCCCTAGGAAGCTCAGCACTTTTTTGTTCTCCATCCTCAGCCAACCTATCATTAGTGCCGGGGCAGCAGTATATATTCTCTATATATATGAAGAATAACGATGTAACAAAGAATACAAAAATTTCAATAGGCGTGTGGAACAGTACAAACCTGTACACTAACGCTATTCTGGATCAAGTTACTACTACCTCCTGGGTGAGATATTCTGGAATATTAACTGCACCGGCGGTGTCGGCCAACAAGCTATTTATTTCTTTTGCTACTCAGGCAGCAGAGACGGCGTACGATATATCAATAGATGGGCTACAGGTAGAAGCTGCCCCTGTAGGAGTAACGACTCCTAGTGCTTTTACGGATGGAACAATAGGACTAAGCTCAGTTGTGGCTGCCAATTATGTGCCGGGTAGCAAGGGCTGGTCTATCAATAGTGATGGAACCGTAGAATTCAATAGTGCTACAATTCGTGGTAATCTTATTGTAACTGGAGCTGCTGGTAATATTCAGACTAGTCTAGATGCCACCTTCCCGACTATTTTCTTTAATAATAACGATGGAAGTCAAGCGTTTATCAACGCAGCTGCATCTGTGGCGGGAGTTCCAGGTAAAGCTGCTATTGGAGTTAACTCAGCTTCATTTGTTTCTGGAGGTCATACTATTAGGCCTAGAATGTGGATGATCGATTCTGTTAGATTAGAAAATGTTGATGAAACGGCAACAGCATCAGCAGGGATCTATAAGTACTTAGGTGGATCTGTGATCCTGCAAGACTATGGTCTTTCGATGAGAAATTACAATACATCGAACGTAGCAGATGCTCAAGTTACCATGGGAACTGGAAATATCCAGCTATACCAAGGTACAGTTGCTGGTACTAGCGGAGGTATCATCACAATGAATGATACATATATTCAGATTGAGAGTAAGACGGCTAGTACTCAATTCATTAGATTCGACCATTCTGACGGCTATCTAAAGAATATGACTAACAGTGGTGCCTGGTATACATTGACACCACCTACTACAGGAGCTAATAACGGCTATGCAGTTTCTGCTGCATGGCCTACCTGTGCGGTTAAATTAATGCCGGATGGTACGGTACGTATGCGTAGTTCTATCACTACTAAAGGCACCTACGTTCCTACCAACCAAGAATTCTTATGGAATTTGCCCGCTGCATATAGACCTGCTAACATTCAGATGGTAGCGATTTCAGCAACCAAGGCAAATTCTGCACCAGCTGCTCAGGGAAACCCGAGGCTGTTCGTGACAGATACGGGAGATTGTTATTTGTATGGAATAGGTGGTAGTTCTGCTACCGTAATATACTTAGATTGTACTTACTCTAAGCTCTAACAAATTGAAAGGGAATAATATGGAAGAGCAAGACTGGAAAGATATAATTGAAGAGCTGACTCAGCAAATTCAAGGTATTAGTATCGAACGAGCACAGGCACGTGCTAATGTTAAAAAAGCTGCGAAGATTATAAAGGAGTATGAAGAGGAGCTTTTAGCTCTTCGCGCCAAAGCTCCTAACGCCGTAGGGGAATAAAATGAGTTGGTTTAAAAAACCACCAATGGAATTTAAGCCATTAAAATCTAGATTGATATATCCAATGTGGACCTTCGCTAGAGTGGAGAACACCGATAAGTATTATCTAATACTTGGTAGATCTAAGCTGGAGTTTATTAGTGAGCGTGCTTTTGAGTCTTGGAACAGAAGGTGTATATTGATCTCTGAAGAAGCCGTTGTAGATTATCCAAGATATAAGCAGGTGGGATTTGCTGTAGGTACGATAGTTGTTTCAGAAGCAGATAGTACTGCATGGTATATTACTGGTAGTGATATACTTACACCAGAGCGTTGTTTGATAGCAACACCTGATTTTTATGAAAAGCTGGGATTTAGCGGAGACGATGCAGTTAGAGTATCTCTTCCAGAGCTAGACTTTCATAAAAAAGGAAAAAATATAGAAGTCGTACAATAAACATGGAGGAAGAATGACCTTAGTAACAGTAACTACAAAGCCGCCGATTTATAATGCAATCCAATGGACTGGATCGAATTATTCAGAAATAGAAACTCTAGTCGATGGACATGCGGATATGCGCTTACTTCCAGAAGATAACACAGTTATAGAATTTAGCAACTATAACGCACTATATAGTGTGTCCTACATTCCATTGAACAACTGGATGACAGGATACCCACTAAGTTACCTTTCAGATCCAGATGAAATGAACGGTTTTTGGGGTGGAAGCATTTCAGATGAACAGTTTAACTTCGACTACCAAGAGGTAGAGTAAAATCGTAGCTGGGTATGGTAAGATTACTTAATGGCAAATATATATAAGAGACTTGCATGGGGTATTAAGGAACCAATTACGTCATCAAAGCTAAATGATATGATTGGTAACTCTGACTTCCTCTACGACAACTCAATTAATGGCTACTATAATGCACTAGGAATAGCTAGAGACTCAGGACTGTCGGTTCGTTGTGGATATGTAAAGATTGCAAATACAGCGAATGCTGGTCAGGCGGTAGGGGTGTACTATACAAGGCCATTTTTGCCGGGTGTGAGACCAGTGGTTCTTACAGGACTAGCTATCGATAGCCGATGGAATATATTTTATGGAGTAAAAGGTCTAGATGGTAGAGCAATCCCTGAGAGTCGAGGATTTACAGTTCACCTCTGGCGTGATGAGGGATCTACTGGAGATGTTTATGTTGGAGATCAAAACATCTCGTATATAGCGATAGCTCCGAACGGCTAGTAGTACTAAGTGGAATAGGCGCTCTTGCGCCTATTTTTACTGTCTGCTAGTCTTGATCTTACCCGCAAGGGCGAGAGAGAAGGAAAAATGTCAAACGATCTAAAACAAGCTTTTATTTCTGATATGCATTTCCCCAAGGAAGATCCTAGAGCGATGGCTCTCTTCTTTAAGGTGATGAAATGGTGGCAGCCAGATGCGTTCGATATCGCGGGGGATGCAGATGATGCAGAGTGTGCTGGTAGATGGGTAGAGGGAACACCAGCAGAGTATGATAGCGTTAAGCCGGGTGCAGATCTTGTTAAGAAGTTTCTAGAGGAATTCAATACGACTTGTAAGAAAGCTGAAGACAAGCATTTTCATGGTGGCAATCACGATTACTACAGATATAAGAACTATCTTAAGAAGCATGCTCCAAATGTGATGGATTACATTACACCTGAATCTTTGTATGGGCTTTCAAATAGTGGTTTTGCTTGGCACGATTATGAGATGCCACCAGTGAAGAGACTCGGTGGTCTTTTTGTTCACCACGGTGAGGCTATTAGTAAGCATTCTGGTGAGTCTGTACGTAATGATATTGGTAATTATGGAGTATCTCTTCTTCGTGGACATAGTCATAGAATGGGATCGTACTACAATACAATGCCTCTAGCTGAGATTGAGCTAGAAGGATACGAGATCGGTCATATGACTAGACCTGAACTACATACTTATCAGACGGTTCATAACTGGCAGCGTGGATTTGCAACAGCCCACATTTCAGATAATCAGGCGCATGTTAACTTGATTAGAATTAAAGATACGTCAAATGGTTTAACCTGCTGGGTTGACGGAAAGCGTTTTGATGGCTAGTGCTTCCCGATAAGATACTTGTATGGACCCCAAGAGGTTATATTCATGCTCAAGATCTATCGCCGGGGGATAGAGTAATATCTTACAACTCGGCGAGAAATTGTACAGAGTATGATGTAGTTTCAGAGGTTAAGACTGAGTGGCAGCACGTAGGTCTAATTGGCCCTAAGAAGGTCGGATTACATTTTACAACTACTCCTGATCACCCGGTTCTAATAACTGATGTAAAAACTCGTGAGCTAACCAAAGTTACGATGAATAGTATTTTTATGGATAAAACACCAAAAAACAAAGCTTTGTTAGGCTGTAAGCCATTTGAGCCGTATAAGCGAAGTCAAGATGATGAGTTTATAGAGTGGACTGCCAGAATGGCAGCGTCCTCTATTAGGCATAAAAGGCCACCATTATATTCAGATGAGATCTGGAAATGTATTCAAGATATAACGGGTGAAGAAGCACAGCTTTGGCTTAATACGTTTTTTCATTGGAATATTTTACAGCCCAGAATGCACTACATGAAAACAGTATTTGCACAAAGCTCTTTTGTTATGGATATGGTTTATCATGTTGCGCCTCGCGCGGGGGTGGGAACATATTGGGGTCCACACAGAACCAGATGGGGGCGGAATAGGAACGCTATATCAATAACATTGCAGCAGGATCATATAATTACTGTCCCTACCCAATGGCGTGCGGATAAACAAGATGGTACTATATACAATATAAGCACGCATAACGGAAGCTTCCTTGGTAAATATCTAGGTGGAGTTTTCTTGATGGGTTGCAATGTAAGTTAAATAAAACAAGGGAGATTAAATTGTTAGTATCTATTTCAGCCGCTGTTGGTATTGTGGTTGTGCTTGTGAGCTCATTGCTTAAGAGCGTAAGCTGGTCAGCAAAAGCTAAGGCTGCTGTTGCAACCGTAGTTTCAGTTGTTGGTGGTGTTGTAACCTGTATTGCTACAGGTGCGCTGACAGGAACAGATGTGGCCACCTCAATTGGTGTCGTATTTGCAGCCTCGCAGCTTCTTTACAAGTTCCTCTTTGAGGGGACGGCGGTAGAAGCCAAGCTAGCTAATAGCCTGGTCACACCGAGGGACTAATCGCAAGCATGTTGTTTTGTCCTAAATGTGAAGGTAGAGTGTTCTTAGACAGGACATATAGTAACTACGGACATGTGGAGCTATTTTGTCTAAGATGTAGTAAGCGTTGGGAGGCCAGAAGAGAATCTGAGCTTGCTCAAGCAATAGCACGATTAGAACGTAAGAGGGAGCTCGGACATTTTGGCCGAAATACTGCCAACTCTGTTCTTTCTTAATGGCAAACTTCATAAGCGTTTAAAGATAGTAAGAATAGCGGACACGGTTGTTGCCTTCTGTTATCCTGAGGAAGAAAGAGTACAGTATTTCTATAGCAGTACACTCAGGTCATATCAGAAGGCATACACCCTAAAGCAAGTATCTGCACTTATTAAAAGACCATATGTTGAGATTCAGAAATTCCTTAAGAATAAATTAATTGAGAAGCCTTCTGGGTTAGAGTATCAAATTGCTACTCGTAGACCTACAAGGCTTCTGTGGTCTGAAGATGATGTTTTCGAGCTACGAGATAGAATATATGAGCTTTTTCCTAGAGGAAAAGATGGGTTTCCTCATCATGCCGTCAAGCTAGCCACTCGGGCAGAATTAAAACAAGCCATGCGTGGTAGTACGTCATATTTTGTAAGAAACTCAGATGGTGAAGAAGTGCAAGTCTGGAGAGCTTTGTAATGGTTAAGAAAATACAATACACCGCAATTGAAGATGGTGGTACGATTAGTCTTGTGGTGGCAATCTCACAAGCCGTTCAAGTTATGGATTTAGCTGGCGAGATCGCAACTGTTGATAGAGATGTTGATTCACTACTAAAGATTTCAGATCAGTGGCTGGTATTTGGTGAAAAACTAGATGAACTTTTAGAAGGTCACGAAGAAGAGCAAGATGAAGACGAGAAAGAATCATTAAAAACTAATTTTGGTTTTCATGGTTCGGCGGCAGTGCTAGAGAAATTGGAGGTGGATGATGCAGGAACAACTGAGTAAAGTAAACATTAAGCTGGGCACAACTTTAAAAATAGGTGATTATGAAAATATTCGTCTAGACGTAGAAGTTGATACATATGTTTTGCCGGATGAAGAAATTGATGATGCAATTGATCGAGTCTATCTTATGGTAGAGGACAAACTTACTACTAAACTTGAGAACGCTACAGGGAAATCGTGGTCCTAGATGGTAGAAGCATTTAAGAATGCAGAAGCACTTATAAAGTACTACAAGGATCAGTATAAAGCTAGATATGGAAGAGACCAGGTCATTCCTAGAAGTAAGGTGAAATATCCTCTCAAGGATGCACTAAAGGATTTCTCTCTTACGGAGCTTAAAAGGCTTATAGATTTTTATCTAAGAACAGAGAAGCGTCCAACTATAACTTCTTTCGCATATGAGTATGCTGAAATTTCTGAGGAGTATGAGTTTCAGAAGGCTCAAGCATTTGAGAGAAATCAATTGAGACGACAAACCGAAGAGAGCGTTCGTGAATTTAGAGAAAGGTATGGCAAGTGATCAATGAAGTCAGACTTATCTCTGCAATAATTGATCAGAAGGATATTGCTCCGGTAATTAATAGTGCAAACGTAGATGAGCTCTTTCAGTCATATGGTGATGTTTGGCTATATATGAAAGAGTACTACTATAAGCACCGTGGAATTATCCCATTGGATATCCTTGAAGAAGAATTTGCAGATTTTAAATACGAGAAAACAACAGGTACGGTAAAGCATTATCTTGAGCAGCTTAGAGACGAATATACTTCTTCAACTCTTGAGCGTATTGCTAGAGGGCTAGCTAAAGGTATTGGTGTTCGTCCTAATGATGAGCTAATCGCCAATATGAATAAGTTTATGTCAGCCCTAACTAAAGCTACTAGTGGAATCAAAGATCTTGATATTACAGACGCCGATAAGTCGATGGAGCATTATTCTGAGCTCCATCGCCGGATGGAAGAAAATGGTGGTATTCTAGGTATTCGTTCAGGCTTTGACTCTATCGATGCCTGCTATCCAACCGGTTGGGCTGGAGGACAGTTCATTTGGGTTATGTCTAGAACTAATCAGGGTAAGTCATGGTTTGCTCTGGATCTAGCTATTAATGCTTGGACTCAGGGATTCAAGGTACTATTTATTTCATTGGAAATGTCACCAAACTCAGTTCGTGACAGGGCCTATACCTTTATGTCTAAGGGCGAATTTAAGATATCTGATCTGTCCAGAGCACAAATTGATATGGATGCCTTGAAGCGTTGGTCAGGAGATAACCTAGGGGCCAATGGAACCTTCGTAGTGTCTTCCAGTGATGGGATGGGTGATTTTTCTCCGTCGCAGCTTCAGGGGAAGATTGATCAGTATGGAGCTGACATTGTATTTGTAGATTATCTACAGCTGATGTCGGATAATAAAGGTTCGCAGGGTGAGACGGATAAGATTCGTAACGTTTCTAAGGAGCTCAAATCGCTTTCTATGTCGAATGATATTCCAATCATTGCAGTGGTAAGCGCTAGCTCAAACGATACAAAAGAATACAATAAGCCTCCAGAGATCTATGAGGCGGCTGGCTCAAAGCAGGCAGCGTACGATGCCGATCTAGTTCTTAGTCTATTTTCTAATAAGGTGACCGAAGGAGGTCATTCTTTTCATAGTACAGAAATCTGTGCGAAGAAAAACAGAAATGGTCCTCTTTTTGATTTTAAAGTTAAGCTGGATATTGAGAATGGTACAATTACTGAAGCATGGGAAGATGACCCATTTGATGACGAATTGTAGAGGCGAAATATGCATGGCAAGAATATTAAACGATTTGAACGCATAGGACAGATTAGAGATGATTCTGATTTCATCCGACTGCGGGGCGAGCTTGAACGCGGGATTATTGATGAGATGCGTTCGCTAGGCTATCTTCCTATTCATGATATGAAACCTTTATGGTCTACTGCTAGACTGGATAAGAAGTATTCGTTTGCATTGACGATGTATGCAGCATTTGTTGGTAAGAAGAAAGCATTAGAATGGGATTTCTGGAGTGAAGGAAGATTGGTCAAAGCAACCTGAGCTCTATACCGAGCAGCAGGTCTATAGTATTCTTGCTGAAATTGGTGTAGATGTACGTAGTGAAACAGATAATGTTTGGCTTTCGTATTGTCCATTTCATAGAAATGTTTCAACCCCTAGCTTTGCCGTAAACAAAGAGAGCGGATTATATTTTTGTCATAATCCGTCATGTCAACAAAAGGGCACACTGCTAAATCTAGTTATGCGTACTGGAAACATAACGATCTTTCCGGCAAAGAGAATTATTAGTAAGTATGAATCTGAAAATAAAGCAATTGAACGTCAGGTTACTGATATCTTTGATAAAAAACTAGAGTTGCCTACATTTCCATATTCAAAGATGAATGAGATGTCAGACGCCTTCTGGAATTCCCCGGCTCAAGAGTATATGCAGGGTCGAGGCTTTACAGATAAAACAATGGCTTACTTCCAAGTCGGCTATTCAGCCTCTAAAGGTCTGGTAGCTATTCCTGTTCATGATTGGGAATCAAACTTGGTGGGGGTTATAGGTAGAACAATTGTTGGTAAGAGATTTGAGAATAGCAAGAAGATTCCAACTAGAAAAACATTATTTAATATTCATAGAGTTCGTAAATATGAGTCTGTAATTATAGTTGAAAGCTCAATGGATGCCATGCGAATTCATCAGGCAGGTTTTCCTAATGTAGTAGCTACCAATGGAGGTTTTTTTACAGAGTCGCATAGGCAGCTATTGAATAGATACTTTAATGAGATTATCATCATGACAGACAATGACGATCCAAAAGATCATGTTGAGCTGCTCTGCAAGAGATGCCCTGGCGTCTGCACTGGCCACAGTCCTGGTAGAGCGCTAGGTGAGCATATAGCATCTGATATGCGTCATAAGCGCATCAGGTGGGCTAGTTTTGACTGCGGCGTAGTGTATCCACATGGTGCAAAAGATGCCGGGGATATGGAAGAGGTTGAGATTGCACAATGCATAAACAATGCAGTATCATCTGTTCAGTACGAGTTGTGGAAACGTGAAATAGCAGATTTCAGTATTAGCTAGATGCTATAATGTACATAGGCAGTCGAAAGACACGAAAGCCAATACAAAAACAGGAGAAAAATGACTACACTAGCAGATATTCTAAAAAAGAAGCAAGAACGCTCTGAGCGTGCGGAACGCCCAAAGGTAACATATTTTTCATTAACAAATAACAATCCAGCACGAATTCAGTTCTTACAGGAACTAGATCCAGATGCACCTAATTTTAATGCAGCGCATGGTTCAGCATTATTCCTTGTTGAACATGTTTCTCCAGAAGACTTTAAGCGTAAAGCTCTCTGCACCATGGAGACCGAAGGACGTTGTTTTGCTTGTGAGATGAACCAGGAAGATCCTAAGGGAAACTGGTGGGCTAAGACAAATATGTACGTTCAGGTTCTAGACGCCAAGGACAATAAGATTAAAGTTCTTTCTCGACCAGCTCCAGGAACATTCTTTGATCCGCTCTACGAATGGGCTCAAGAAGAGAATGGTGGATCGGTAATGAATGCAACACTAAAGATTACCAAACCAGAAGGTAAGCAGACCTCATGGGCTTTTATTCAAACAAAAAATGAATTGAATGTTCCAGAATCAGTTTTTGCTGAGCTTGTAGACCTTGAGGCTGCAATTGGATACAAGGTGGAGTTTGATAAGCAGCGCAGCTACTACCTACCAAATGGTGATCCAGGTACAGTGGCAGAGGAAAAGGCAGCCGTAGAATCTAAAAAAGAAGACGATTCAGACGCTTGGTGATAAGTTAAGCTAAAAGGCCGGGAGCGGAAATCCTCCCGGCCTTTATTAATAAAGTTCATGTAACTATAAAGGAGAACGATGTCAGAATATATTAATTTACACTGTCATACCGAAGCAAGCCCTATGGATGGGTATTCGTCTATTGAAGAGTATCTAGTACGTGCTAAAGAAGTAGGAATGGATGCTCTGGCTATTACAGAGCATGGCACTACAAGCTCGTGGCGTAAGTTTCAGCGGCTTACAAAAGATTCAGGCATAAAGCCTATTCTTGGTCTAGAAGCGTATCTATCCCCTACAGATCGTTTTGATAAACGAGCAAAAGCTAATCGTGAAGAAGCCGATAGCATCTATAATCACTTAATCGTTATTGCAAAGAATGATAATGGTCTGAAGAATATTAATTCAGCAAATAGGGTTGCATACAATGAAGGCTTCTACATGAAGCCTCGTTGGGATTTCGATCTTCTAGCAGAATACTCAGAAGATTTAATTGTCCTTTCTGGATGTCTAAATGGTGTTCTGGCTAAGGCATTTGATCGAGGTGATACTGAAGCAGCGTACAATTGGGCTAAAAGATTTACAGATGTATTTGGAGATAATTTTTACATTGAAATCCAGACACACAATCCTCCACTGATTAATCAGCAGCTAATTGCCTTAGGTGATGAGCTAGGAATTGGAATTGTCATTACAGATGACTGTCACCACGCTTCACCAAATGACAGAGTTATGCAAGAGATTTTTTTGATTTTATCGACCCACCCAAAGATGGATAAAACCGCAGATATCGGTAAAGCTCAGCAGTTAGATCTAATGGAACGATTTGATTACTTGTATCCAGATCGTAAGATGACGTTTAAAGACTTTGATCTATACCTCCAGAGCTATGATGAAAAAAGCCAGATGACGAAAGAGCTTGGTTACAATCGTCAGGATTTCTATACAAACACCCTTGAGATCGCCTCTAAGGTGGAAGATTATGCGTACGAGGAGGGGCTAGAAACTCTTCCAAATTTCTCTGAGAATCCAGCTGAAACCCTTAGGGCTAATGTTATGAAGGGTCTCGATCGGAAAGGTCTTGCGAACAAGCAAGAGTATATAGATCGTATGGAGCGAGAGCTCGAAGTTATCACGGGAAAGAATTTCTCTAATTACTTTCTCATCGTTGAAGATATTATTGATTGGTCTAGACAACAGGGGATTAGAATCGGCCGGGGAAGAGGATCAGCTGCCGGTTCACTAGTTTGCTATGCGCTTAGAATTACCGATGTAGACCCACTAGAATATAAGCTTTTGTTTGAGAGATTTCTTGATCCGGAACGATCAGATGTTCCTGATGTTGATATTGATATTCAAGACACCCGCCGGGAAGAAGTTAAGCAGTACACTATTAATAAGTACGGTCATGTAGCGAATATTACAACAGTAAATACTTATCAAGGTAAGAAAGCAATTAAGGACGCCGCACGTGTCATTGGCGTGCCATATTCTGAGGTGAATAAAGCTACCAAGGTTCTTAACGGTATTAGCGAAGTTACGGGGCACGACGTTATTCACGAATTCAAGAAAGCTGCGATCGGATTCAATAAGAAGTACCCAGATGTAGTTCGAATTGCTGAGAAGCTCCATGGGCGCATTACGGGCTATGGAATGCATGCTGCTGGAGTAATTATTGCCAATAAGCCTATCTCTGATCTAGCTCCAATTGAGACTCGAAAAGTTCCTAAGAAAGATGAGCGAGCAGAAGTAGTAGGGCTTGATAAGGATGAATGTGAGTCACTAGGTCTCATTAAGATGGACTTCCTTGGTCTTACCGCTCTCTCTATTGTGGACGATACAGTGAAGCTAATTAAGAAGAACCAGGGAATTCTGGTCGACCCTGATGCAATTTCGTTAGAAGACAGCTCAGTCTATGAGATGCTTGCTACTGGAAATACACAAGGAGTGTTTCAGTGCGAGGCCGCACCATACACTAAGCTCTTAATTAAGATGGGCTGTTCAGATTTTAACGACTTGACTGTATCAAATGCGCTAGTACGTCCAGGAGCTTGGAATGCTATTGGTGAAGATTATATTCAAGCCAAGAAGGGTATTAAGAAACCACAATTCATCCATGAAGATGTTGCTCACTATATGGATGATACTTTTGGGTATCCGGTATATCAAGAGCAGATGATGCGCTTGTCAGTAGATCTGGCTGGATTTACTGTTGGTGAAGCCAACAAGCTTCGCAAGGGGATTGGCAAGAAGAAGCGTGAAATTATTGATGCATACAAGCCTAAATTTATCGAGGGGGCTAGCAAAAAGATTAGTTCTAGGCTAGCTGAGACATTGTGGAAGTCTTTTGAGGAGGCTGGAGCATATGCATTCAACCTTTCTCACGCTGTAGCGTACTCTATGCTTAGCGTACAAACCGCTTGGCTTAAGAAGCACTACCCCCTGGAGTTTATGTGTGCTGTATTGGAGAATGAAAAGGATAGCGATTCGGTAACAGACTATCTTCTCGAATGCAAGAATATGGGCATTAAGATTCTACTTCCACATATTAACAAATCTGATAAGAGCTGGTCGATTGAGGGTGAATCATTGCGCATGGGTTTGTCTGGTATCAAATATATTTCAGATATGCTTGCAGATCGGATTATAGCTGAGCGCCCGTATGTTAGTTATGCTGATTTTAAAGAGTATGTTCTCCGTAAAGGTAGTGGTCTTAATACTAGAGTTCTCAGCTCGTTAAATAAGTTTGGTGGAGCAGCCTTCCCAGATAATCCACGAGTGGAAGATTATAAAGATAATTTGTTTGAGTTCTTAGGCATTCCAGCCTTTGATAATAAGTTAGTAACTAAGCATATGCGTGAACAAATGTACACCCTTGAAGAGTACGCTGACGATGAAACTTTCATTACGATGGCAATGGTTAAAGCCGTCAAGCGTGGAGAGGGATGGGCTAGAGTCGATATGATTGACAGTACAGCTACAGCTGGTGCATTTACTGATCAAAATACAGATATCGTTAAGGGACAGATGTACATTTTTGTTATAGGGAATAATAGAATTATTAAGGCGATTCCATTGGCTAATGAGGGAGATGTATCTGAAGAAGTTATTGTTGACTTCTTAAGACGTCCCGTGATTGAAGAAATTCCAGAAGGACAATTTAAGATTCTTGCTGCCTCTAAGCGTGTTACTAAAGCCGGAAAGAATATGGCTACGCTAGTAATTTCTGATGGAGATAAGAACCTTAAGACTGCTGTGGTATTTTCTAATGAATTTGAAAAAGTACGAGCAACCTGTCCGCTGGGATCAGTAAGAGCTCTAGAGCTGGCTAGAACGAGAGATGGAAGTATCTGCATTAGGGACGTGCACTGATGAATGAGGGTGAACTAATCAAATTAGTTCTTGTTGAATTAATTGAGGAATTAGGCGGTGTGGTAGAGTTAGATGCAGAAACAGTTCTTGCTAAGCTTAAAACAGAATCAATTAAAGGTTTAACCTTTGTGATTGAGAAGCGAGATGCAAAGAATATATTACTAGTGGAGACTGTAGATGAAGATTAAGCTGGAACATCCTTCAGCTAAGATACCAACGAGGGCGAACAATTGGGATTGTGGATTAGACCTGTACTCGGTTGATACATTTTTCTTACAGCCAGGTGAGCGAAGAACCATTGATACCGGAGTGGCGATTGAATTGCCAGACAGCTATGTAGGTTATGTCTGTCCTAGATCTGGGATAGCTTCTAGATTTGGCATTTCGATTGTTAACGCTCCAGGAGTTATAGATAGTGGATTTAGAGGAACATTAAAGGTAGTGCTAATCAACCTAGGTCATGAGCCATATCTTGGATCAGTTGGAGACAAGATTGCTCAATTAGTTGTACAGCGATGTGAGTTTCCTGATCTTGAAGTGGTAGATGAATTGAGCGGCTCTACGCGCGCAAAGAGGGGATTCGGCTCTAGTGGTAGATAGAAAGCAAGATATTTTTGATACTCTAAGTAAGAATACTAAAGCTCGTATTATGCGAGCCAATGATGTAATAAATATCAAGTATCCCATGGCTAGTGTTGGCTTGACCAAAGATCTAGGCGGGGGAATCGGAGCAGGTAGACAAACACTCATCTATGGCAATAAGAGCAGTGGCAAGTCCTCTAGCTGCTTAGAGATGATTGCTCTGAATCAAAAAGAAGGTAAGGTTTGTGCTTGGATTGATGCTGAGAATTCGTTTGATGCTGAGTGGGCGGAGAAGCTTGGTGTGAATACGCAAGAGCTACTTTTGTCAGAAGCTAAATCAATTCATGATGCTCTTACGGTTACACAGGTTCTACTTGACGCTAAAGTGGATATTATTGTACTAGATAGTATTAGTGCGCTTGTTCCGTCTTCATATTTTGAGGATAAGGGGGAAATTGCATCTGGGCTGGATAAGACAAAGCAGATCGGTTCCTTCTCTAAGGAGATGGCTATTTTTTGTAACAAGGCTAATCTGATGAATGATAATACAGCTCTGGTGTTTATCTCACAGGTACGTAATAAATTTAATACCTGGGGAGCGAGCCTTAAGCCTATGGGTGGCGAAAGCATGATGTTCTTTTCGTCTACAGTTATTAAGCTATGGTCTTCTGCAACTGAGAAGGAGCAAATTACCGCTGAAGTAACCGTTGGCGATAAGATTATTTCAAAGCCAGTGGGCCGTAAAGTCAACTATACGATTGAGTATAATAAGATCGGTCCACCAAATCAGTACGGTGAGTACGATTTTTATTACGGTGGAGATAAAGTTGGTATTGATCAGGTTGGTGAAATTGTTGATGCCGCTGAAGCCATGGGGTATATTACAAAAGGTGGAGCTTGGTATACACTTGACCATAATGGCGAAAAGATAACTCTTCAGGGTCGTAAGAAGGTTGTAGCGCTTGTAAAAGAAGATGAGCGTTTACGCAAGGAATTACTGGAGAAGCTCTATGACCAATCTTGATGACATTCTACATGCGGGTAAACCAGCAGAGAGGAAAAAGCCTGGAGTCCAGATAGATATTGAGATGTACTGTCCAACATGTAATACCTCTGCCCATACGGTTTACTACGATAAAGATTCCAAGAAGGTTTGGACGTATTGTGACAACGGTCATGATGAAGTTAGTGAGATGGATCTAAGCTGGTTGGTTCCTTGATGGCAACTAAAAGATCAGAACGAGATGAGATTAAACGTTTTGGTGGTAGGCCACAACCTAATTCTGGCCGGGGTAGTCAAAAGGGGGATGCCAAGCGTGGTCCATTCCTTATAGACGTGAAAGAGTATGTAAGCTCATATGGACTTTCACGAACTAGCTGGGCTAAGGTTTCAACTGATGCCTCTAGGCATGGTCTACAGCCTGCATTAATGGTTGCTCTGGGAGAAGGAGCTGAGATTGTCAGGTTGTGGGTGGTGGGTGATAGTATGATGAAAGAAATGCTTGAGGCATGGGAGGAAAAGTATGCCGAGTGATGGAAGTACCCTAGAATATATTTCTAAGGTGGATGAATTTTTAGAGCTTGCAGATTTTATGAAAGATCCTCAGCTGGAAGAGGCTCTCGACATGGTAGTGAAGTTGCAGCTAAAGCCAGATATCCCAGCTAAGGCTGCAACTTCATTAATCGTTCAGCTTCAAGCAGTTGCTACTAAGTGCGCTATTCAAGCTAGCTACTATAAGAATGTAATTGCTCCAAAAGCCGGGAGTGAAGAGTATAAGAAAAAGAATATGCTGTACAGTCTTAGCGAAGCTCTGGAGCAACTTGTTGCCAGTCTGAAATACATGTGTAGGATATGAGTCAATTCTACAGAATGTTTAGCAATCGAAATGCTAGTTTTGATGCTAATGGACTGGCTGATATTCTGGATGCCAGCTACACGCAGAAGTCTAATAAAACTGAATTCTTAACTAAGAAAGGCTTTGCTCCAAGCACTCTTACATATGGAAATGGGGAATGTCCTAGGTATTGGTATATGGCTTTTAATGGTGTTGAGTTTGTAAAGTCATATGATCCATACTCAGTTGATAATATGCAATCTGGTACAGACGCACACAGACGTATGCAACAGAACTTTGCGGAAAGTGGTCTAGAGATAGAGTGTGAGCGCGAACTTACATATGATGATCCTCCAATTAGATGCTTTGTGGACGGTATTATTAAGTACCATTGGAAAGGTAAAGATGTAGTTGTAGAGATTAAAACTACACGTGCAGAAGCATTTGCGTATCTAGCAGCCAAGAACGAAGCGCGGGAGTATCAGAAGATGCAGCTCTTGATTTATATGCATATCATGGGCGAGCGCTATGGAGCGATTCTCTACGAGAATAAGAATGATCATAAAAAACTTCTCATTCCAGTAGAAATGACTGCTGAAAATAAGGTAAAAGTTGAAAAAGCTTTTGCTTGGATGCGTATGGTACGTGCTAATTGGGAAGAGCAGCAGCTTCCAGTTCGACCCTATCGAAAGAACTCTAGAATTTGCGCCGGGTGTCCGATCAAGACAGCTTGCTTTGCGGAGAGTGATGGTATAATCGAATTACCAATATTAGATTATACAATTGAGGGTAAGGGATGACAACAGCTAATAGGACTTACGGTTTGAAGGAATGTGCGCACTGCACTAATTCGTTTGAAGCGAAAAGAGTAAATATGATCTACTGCTCAAATGAATGTTGCAGAGCAGCTACAAATGCTAAGCTAATAGCTAGATATCATCTCAATAAGAAGCTCTTGACGGAAGACAGATTTTGTATAGCTTGTGGTTCTAGATTATCAAAGTACAATAAAGATCTCAGCTGCTATTCTTGTCAGAACAAATCAGCTAGCGAGAAACGTAAAGAAACGTTAGCTAAGCTAGGCATCCAATATATTGATGACGAGATAGAATAAAAGTGTAGTATAATTACTAGATGTTACTAAACAGAGTAGGCAGACGTACAATAGGTATTGATCACAGTACTAACGTTTTTGCCTACTCTGTTTTTGTTGGTACTAAGCTAGAACGCTGGGAAGAAATTCCGCTAGTTGGTTCTACCGTATACGAACGACTTGGTGATCTTCATATCAAGCTAGCAAGCAGATTCGAGAACGAGAATATTGATAGTGTAGTAATTGAAAAAACTGCTTGCGTCAATAATACTAGTGTGACCATCAAGTTGGGGATGGTTGCAGGAGTTATTATTGGTTACTTTCAGGCCAGAGGTATTAAGTGCCAAGAAATTCTTAGTATCACTTGGCAAGGGGCTACCTGCAAGCCAACATTAACAAAGGCAGAACGTCTTGTTCTTAAGCGAGATAATCCTGGTCATCCCGCCTCCTGGTATACTAACGAGGCACGTAAGATACGAAAGAAGCGAATTATTGATTGGGTTACGGAAAATTACGGTGTTGTTGCACCTTCAGATGCTAGCGATGCAATTAGTATTGGCCATTTTGCGTCTAGGAAGTAATGAGTTTAGTAGATAGCAAAGTATGGCTGTTAAAGCGCTTTCTGGAAGACAGGAAGACTATGGCGGAAATGGCAAGGGAAGCAAAAGTTAGCGAGCGGACGATTCGCCGGGCACTTAAAGAAAAAGGAATTATTAAGTGACAGAGTATACGATACTTAGCATTAACAATAAGCGTAAAGAAAATAAAGACTATATAAGATCTATCATGCGTGATAAAGAAGTATTTGTTGAGTGTGTTAATGGCGAGGATCTTGAACAACTTAGAAGAAATGTAGATAAGTGGAAGTTTCCGCTTTCCTCTGGATTCAAGCTTGGTGAGTTCGGCGCATTTTATTCAAATGCTAACGCGTGGGAATATGCAGCTGAAAATGATGGTCTTCTGGTGTTCGAAGACGACGCTATTCCTATTCCAGCATTTCAAGATAATTTCTATATGGCAATTGATGAACTTCCAAAGAGTGCTGACTTCTTAAAGCTATGGGTTCCAGAAAATCAACGTGACGATTACTACAATATAACTGGATTTAATAGAGACGGAACTCCTACTCATTCTAATCTACGTAGTTTTGACAATTCAATTTTTAATATAGGTAAGCGTTGGATCTCTCGTGTCTATAGCGGCTATGGTGGAGTAGCAATCTACTACACAAAATCCGGAGCCAAAAGAATGATCGATAGGGCAAAAAAGGTAGGATTAAACAGCCCAATTGATTGTTGGATAATGCAGCAAGCTCATGGTGGGTATGCTAGTGGCTATGCGTTGAATCCTATTGAGGCGCAATGGGTTAATTATGATTGGTCAAGAGAGACAACGATTCATAAGAGCAGATGGTGTACTTTACAAGAGGAATTTGGAATATGAGTGAAATGCTAGTGGTGATTCCTTCCCGGGGAAGGCCAGAAAATATTGCTAGGGCGATTAAAGCTTTGGCAGATACCAACAGTAGAATAGATTTGAAAGTTGGCGTAGACAACGATGATCCAAAACTTGATGAATATAAAAAGCTAGATGTGAATCTTGTAATTGGAGAACGCAAAAAATTTGCAGCCACATATAACGATATTGTTATGGATAATCTTGATTATAAATATATTAGTTTTTTCGGAGATGACCATGTACCCCGTTCTGATAGGTGGGATGAGCAATTTCGCCGGGAGCTGGATAAAATGGGTACCGGTGTAGTTTATGGTAATGATTTAGTTATGGGAGAAGCTATTGCAACAGAGTGGACTATCACATCTGATATTCCTAAAACATTAGGGTACGCTGTACCCAAAGGATTTGTTCATCTGTATGTCGATAACTATTTCATGAAGCTGGGGGAGTCTATTGGTAAGCTAAGTTATTTGTCGGATGTTGTGGTCCAGCATATGCATCCTTGTGCCGGAACGGCAGTAGAGGATCTAACTTATAGAGAAGCTAATTCTCAAGCCAATTGGTCGAACGACAGAATTCGATTTGAAAAATATATGAGTGAAGAGCTAGCTAGCGATGCAGAAAAACTAAGGAGACTACTTAAATGAGAAAGCTTGTAGAGGGTGAGTATGCCTTTTTCGATTATGAAGGTGGAGAAGTCCCGTATTACTCTTCCCAGGAATTTCATGATGATCGCGAGCATGCACCCCATATAGAAGAGCATGGTATGCAAAGAGACAGACTTATTTTAGCGGGAGAATTTGTAAAAGACATCATAAATAATGATCCTAGCGTGCAAACAGTAAGTGATCTATGCTGTGGTGATGGAGGACTTCTACAACACCTTAATTCTTTCTTTGCTGAAAAAGCAATTACGGCATACGGCTATGAGTATTCACCGGATGCTGTCAGGCATGCTAATTATGTACGTAATGTTAACGTGGTTTTTGCCGATGTAGCCAATGATGACATTGAGATTGGAGATGTAGCAATTCTTACTGAGTGTCTTGAGCATTTCCATAAGCCACATGAGATGGTAGAGAAAGTTGCAGAACAAGCAAAGTATATTGTAATCAGTAGTCCCAACGGTGAGGTGCCAGAGGCACATTACGAGCTTCATACGTGGGGATGGTCCTGGCCCGCCTACGAGAATCTAATCACGCAGGCAGGTTTTGAAGTGTTTAAGCATCAAGAGTCATCGATATTTCAGGTACTTACAGGTGTTAGAAAATGAAAATTCTTATAACAGGCTATGCAGGATTTGTAGGAGGCTATTTTACAAAACGCCTAGAAAATCATGATCTTACATTAATTGATATTGTTGATGGCAATGATGCTGCTGAATTCTTTAGAAAAGATGATACTAGATTTGATCTTGTAATTCATCTAGCAGCAACGGTTGGTGGTAGAAAAACAATTGATCTTGCCCCTCATAAGCTTTTTAATAACTTTAATTTAGATAGCGAACTTTTTCAGTGGGCATTGAGAACTAAACCCAAAAAGGTAGTGTACTATTCTTCTTCCGCCGCGTATCCAATGAAGCTACAGGGTGATTATGAGATCGGTCCTAAGGAAGGTTGTCCAAATCGCCGGAAGCTAAGGGAAACGGATATTGATCTAGATGATGTACGAACACCCGATCCTAGTATATACGGTTGGTCTAAGCTAACAGGCGAACAACTAGCTAGATATGCTGCTCGTCAGGGAGTAAACGTTTGGATCTTTAGACCATTCAGCGGCTATTCAGAGAAGCAGTCGTTGGATTATCCGTTTCCTAGTTTAATTGCTCGTGCCAAACGAAGAGATGATCCTTTTGAGATCTGGGGGGATGGGGAGCAGGTCAGAGACTGGATTTATATAGACGATATAGTAGAAGGAACACTAGCTGCAATCGATTATTGCGAACCATGCACCGTGAATCTTTCAACAGGTCGTGGCGTAAGCTTCAATGAATTTGCTGGAATTGTTACCAGAATGGCTGGGTATAATCCAACTCTGAAGCATATTCTAGATGCACCAGTAGGTGTTAGAGTTCGCATTGGTGATTCTTATAAGATAGATCAGATCTATAAGCCAAGAATCACTCTTGAAGAAGGAATAAGCCGTGCTCTTAGAGCATGATATACTTTTAAGTGACAGGGAGTAGTATGCCTATATATTCGTATGAGAAATGTTGTACTAAGGAAGACACTGAACGAAATGTTCCAATGGATCAGCGTGACGATCAGTGGTGCGAATGCGGGGATAAGCTAGATAGATTAGTTACTTTCAATGGGTCCGTATGGGCACCAAGTAGCACAGGAGGGCATAAGAGATGATTAGGCGTACAGCGTATAAGGGTGATACTGCTCGTTGGGCTCTGGACAAGAATAAAACAGTAGCATATGAATTTGAATTCAGAAAACAGCTTGTAAAAGCTGGAACTCAGCTTAAGCTAAAGAATGACCATGCAACATATACCTTTCTTTGCCTCGTGCACGATGTAGTTCTAGATAAGACATGGCTGGAACTAAGCTCAAACACAGGCTACTATTCTAAAACTCTTGATAGAGTCTCTGCCGTGGTTGGTATTAAGAGGTCATACCGAAAGAAGCTGACAAATGCCGAGTGAACTTGAAGTTATCCAGCACTATGAGGACCAGAATCGTGTTGTAGATATGTATATCAAGGGTGCTTCTAAGACTGATATAAAGAAGGCTACTGGATTTGAGCACGCCAAGATTGATAAATTCCTGGCAGATTTCAAAGAGTACGCAGCACAAGATAGTGCCATACGCGAGCGAGCTAGAGGAATTGTTCTTGAGCTAGATGCCCACTATAACTCTATTATTCGTGACTCTTACGAGGCCATCGAGAACCTTAAGTTTAACGAAGATCCAAAGGGGGTCCTTGCTGGCTTAAAGAATGTTGCAGATATACAAGCTAAGCGAATGGAGCTTCTAGCTAAGGCTGGCCTCTTAGCGGATAATACACTTGGCGATCAGATAGCTGAAGCTGAACGTAAACAGAGCATACTTGTGGACATACTCAAGAACATAGCTAAGAAGCACCCTGAGATCGCCAGAGAGATTAGTTCTGAGCTTTCTAAGGTTACGGGAGCTGTAGAACCAATTGGCAACTGATTGGGCTGATTTTCTTGGCGCACTAGAAGATGAGGATGTATGGGAAGAAAAACCTGTAGATCTAAAAACATTCTTATATAGCAAAGACTTCATGGGCTTGCCTATTCTAAGCGATATTCAAGAAGATATCGTCGCTCTTGGCAGCAATGTTCTTCGCAAAGAAACATGGCAAGATCTGTATGGCGAAACAGAGGCTGCGGTAATCGATAGCCGAAATAAGAAGGAATTATTCTTCTTGCTTGGTAAAGGTAGCGGCAAGGACTTGATGTCGGAAATTATCTGTTGCCGCATCGTGTACCTTCTACTATGTCTTAGAGACCCAGCCAGCTACTATGGAAAACCAAGTGGCGATCATATTGATATTGTTAACGTAGCAAAGAATGCAAAACAGGCAAACAATGTATTTTTCGCTGGTCTCAAGACTCGTATTAGATACTGTAGATGGTTTAATGGTAAGTACAAACCTCGCGCAGGCGATATTGAATTTGATAAGAATATCCGTATTCATAGTCTTAACTCAGAGAATGAAGGCACCGAGGGTCTTAACATTCTTGTTGCTGTACTTGATGAGCTAGATTCATTTGATGAGGGCGATACTACTGAGAATGCAAAGAAGATGCATAAGACTCTAACGGGTACTGTCTCTTCTCGTTTTGATAAGAATGGTAAGGTTCTTGTTCTTTCCTTCCCACGTAAACCTGACGGCTACATTATGACAAAATATAATGAGTATGTAGCTGAGAAGGTAGTTACAAAACAGAGTCATACTTTTATTCTTAATCCTGAATTTCCGCCGGGAACGGAGGGAAACGAATTTACAGTGGAATGGGAAGAAGATGAGATAATTAACTATAGGTTTGCTAACGTATGGGCTCTACGTTGTCCTACCTGGAAGGTTAATCCTACAAAGACTATTGATAACTTTATGATGGACTTCTATGCCGATCCTGCTGATGCTCTAGGAAGATTTGCCGCATGTCCACAAGACACAAACGGATTTAATGATTGGTACAAAGATAAAGCTAAGATTGATGCAACTTTTACCACACAGAATGGTGTTGCTGAAGACGGAAGTATTATCATAAAACCCAAGGATGAAGTGCAGTACTATATCCATGTTGACCTTGCGCTCGTACAAGACAATGCAGCTGTAGCTATGGCACACGTAGATAAGTATGTTATTCCTCAGATTGGTGGCATTACAAGAGAACCTGTTCCTAATATTGTTGTTGATCTAGTTCGTTACTGGAAGCCAGGTAAGGATAGAGCTCTAGATTTCTCTGACATTAGAGAGTTTATTGTTTCACTAAGACGTGCTGGCTTCGATATTCGCTTAGTAACATTTGACCGCTGGAATTCTGAGCAGATCATTGGTATGCTTAACGATATTGGAATCAGAGCAGAGAAGCTCTCGGTAGGTAGAGATCACTACAGCGAGTTTGCATTAACGATGGGAGAGAATAGATTGCTAGGTCCAGATTCTGAGCTTCTTAAAAAAGAGCTTAAGACACTAATTATTAATGATAAGGGTAAGGTAGATCACCCTGGTCGTACTGGTAATGACCTCTCAGACGCTGTTTGCGGCGCTATTTTCAATGCAGGTGCGCTTACTCCAAGACCAGATGAGGATATGGATATTCTCACTTATGATGATATTAGAAGAACTAGAAATGATGTTTTCGTTAACCCTGGTGCTAAGCCCATCAACCCACCTAATAAGGTAACTATGCCTTCTGGCATGGAAGAGTTTCTAGAAAATATACGATTACTGTGATGGCTCCTAAGATGAATAGAGACGTACGTGAGAAGATCGTTAGCGATCTAATTAAGCGCGACGGAAATAGATGTGCCTATCCTGGTTGCTCTAAGCCATTTACTAAGCTAGACAAGCCCACAGTAGATCATTGGCTACCCTGGTCTGTATTTCAAGATAATTCTTTTGATAATTTCAGGCTTATGCATCAGGAGTGTAATAATAAGAAGGGAAACTTGGTTCCTAATGCTGATGGAACACTTCCTTCACGTAGAACTAGACAGATCAAGCTTCCTAGACCTACGGTGTGTGAAACCTGTATCTCAGGTCGTATTCTCTTGATTGGTGAGGTTTGTTCTGATTGTGGTACTGGTCCTCAGCCACAGAAATATCCGGCAGCGTACAAGAAGAAGCCTAAGAATTGTGAGCATTCTGGTAGAAATTGGTGCTGGTTATGCTGCATAGGTTTTATTGAGCGCCGGGATAAAGTTGTAGGCTAATTAGTTTTAGTGTTAAACTTAAACTAATCGAGAGGATTGTATGGATAATCGTGAAGAATATGAGAACTTATATCTTCAAGCACTAATGCTTGACGATGATTTTGAAGCACCTGTTTTGCCGCTGGAAATAAAAGAAGGGCAAGATCCAGGAGAAGCCTTTGCTGAATTCTTAGTTGATAAAGGTATACTTGTAGAGGTAGAAGAAGGCTATCATATTAACTATGAGAAAGCCGAGGAGTATAATCCTAATCTAAGTAAGTTCTTGGCTACTGTAGCTCAGGCTGAAGCGGACTACTATCTGGATAAGCTTGAGGCTGATGGCTATATCTATAGCTCAGTAGATCCAACTACAGGGGATATGATCTACGGGGCGACAGAAAAAGGACATAGCTATATTGAAAACTCTGAAGATAACTGAGTTTACATATAATCTAGTCGATCCACCATATAATTTCTATGGTGTACAGTATGTGCTTGATGGCTTAGAGCACGTGGTGTATATCCCTATCTCCACTATTGCTGGAGAGCTAGAAACACAAACTATAGTAGAAATCGTTTGTGCCAAGCTTCGTGTAGAGCTAGATTGTGTACCAGTTCACATTGATCGTATTACAAGGGAGCTTAAGGATGAGCGAAGAACAAAAACCTATAAGAATTATCAACGAAGCCGAGCGAGTAGATTGGGTGAACATTGGAAGAGTGGTGTCAAGCTTGCGTGAGCATCCTTGGAATAGATATGACAATAACTACTGGCGTCCTAATTTTAAGCAAGCTGAAGTTGATCTTGAATGGTTGCTTGACAACATAGCTGGCATGTGCGAAGATGTGAAGCAACTCAAAGTAGAAGCCTTGGAGGCCAAACGTGCTAAGCGGAGAGATTCCACAGTACGAGACATTTCCGGAGTGGAAGACACTGATTGATGCTTGCGTAGCTGAGCTAGAAGCGCTAGAATCTATAGTACAGCTGGTGCAGATCAAAGAAAAGTTTGGCCAGCTACGAATCTATATTCGTGCGTATGACGCTAAAGATATCTGGAGCGAAGAAACATATATCGCGGCAGATGAAATTATTAATAAGTATGTAGCACTAGTAGATGATCTTGAAGAAGACCTTGCGCAGACACGTACGATATGCGATACTGACAACGGCCGACATGTTAGCCCACACAAGGGATGTTGGTTCAGGGGTTGACAGACTCTAGAACGTAGAGTAAGCTTGTGAGCAAGGAAACGGAGGGAATCGCATGGGTTTAATTAGAAAATCTTTAATGTTGGGCACCGCTGGTGTTGTTAAAGGTAGTAGTAAAAAGCAGCGTAATTCAAAGAGCCAACTTAAAGAACAGAGAGAACAGACTAGATTAGCCCAGCTCTCTTATAATCTAGAACGAGAGCGAGCTATTGCAAATGGTGAAATTCCTCCAGATGAAGAAAAACCAACAGGTTTTTGGCAAAATTTCATTAATGCTTTTTTAGGTAAGTAATTTAAACGTAAACTGTTCATTGAAAACTACATTTGTTCCTGTGGTGTAAAGGCAGCACAAGACATTCTCAATGTCTAAGTGAGAGATCAATACTCTCCAGGAATACGTAAGTGTACTGAAAATTGTCTTTGACATAAAACTCCGTGTAGTGTATCATTCCATACAACATGGAACTCATATGCTTAGAATGCACTAAAGGTTTTAGTTCGTATATGCCGAATGCAGTATACTGTAGCGAGCTTTGTAGAGGTCGTTCTGCCTACAAAAGAGGAAGGTTTGAAAAAACCTGCCCTCAATGTGGAATTGTGTTTTTAGCTAGAGATAAGCGTGCTAAGTTTTGTAGTAAATCGCACGCAGCAACATTTAATAATCCAAAAGCTAAACGTAAAAATAGAGAGATATCTGATTGTTTAAACTGTAATAAACCTTTGAATTCTAACCAAAAAAAATACTGTTCATATATTTGTTCTGGCGCTCATAAAAAATTCTCTGTAGTAGAGAAATGGCTCAAAGAAGAAATAACAGCTACTACGGTAAGTGGAAATTTAACTTCATGGGCTAGAAATTATATGTTAAACGAAGCAGAAAATAAATGCACAAAATGTGGTTGGTGTGAACCTAATGAGTTACTTGGTAGGCCAATTTTGACCATTGATCATATTGATGGAAACTGGAAAAATAACAGTCGTGACAATCTAGTAGTACTCTGCTACAATTGCCACACACTAACTTCAACTTTTGGTGCGTTAAATGTAGGAAATATTTCTGGCAGAAGGCCAGGAATTGGCAACAGAAGAAACAATAGTATTTGAGCTGCGGTGCATGCTGGTTTGCAATCAGGATTTTCACTCCTGGCCGCGCGGGTCCGATTCCCGTCCGCAGTACGCGTTTCGTCGAAGAACCGCACGAGCTCAAGTGGCAGCTTGAGCAGGGGGATTGCACTCTCCTTAGTTGATTTATTCAGCCTTCTTAAAATCATCTAGAAGGTTTCGGGCGTAATAGTTCCTGCCGCCGGGGAACATAAGTCAGTGAGCTAGGGTAGCAATAGGATCTCCAAAGTCCTTGAATCGGTTTCGATTACTGACACTGGCGCTTGCGGAGTAGTTTAAATGGAAGAATACATGGTTCATTCCCATGCGATCCGGTTCGATCCCGGCTCCGCCCCCAAGCCCCGGGAGCATAAATAGTACATGCGCCACCCTTATAAGTTGGAGACAGCAGGAGCATTACCTGCACGGGGTACTTCAAAATCATTGAAAGGATAAAAATGGCTAAAGCATATAGATTTGAACTTGTTCCAGAATCAACTAAAAGATATGTAGAGTTCCTTATTGTTGGTGATGAGAATGAAGCTGATATCAATGAGGCTATAGAAGACGATGCTGATGAGTTTTTTGGCGAGCTTATTGGTGATAGATATCCAGGATATGCATTGGATGACTGGTACGAAGTTGATCCCGAAGAGGCTAAAAACAATAATCCCTTCAGAATTTAAAGACTACCTTTTATAGGTAAGCAGTACGACTGAGTAGTCGATAAACTATCCGAGATGGAGTAGTGGCGTTTATGCCTAAAGAAATTATTTATGGAAATAGAAATACGCAGAATCTTGTAGCCGTTCAGTGGGTTAAAGATGGACAGGTTCAAGTAGGTATTAAGTTTGATCCAAAACAAGACGATGAAATCGCCTATGCAAAATTCTTTGATTACAAGGGTAATGAAATAGGTGCGGTTGAAGAAGGTATTGGGTATGACAGCGTTTGGGTTGATTTTTTAGATAGAGGTCAGATTAACGATCTAATTGTTGTTCTCCGCCGGGCAAGAGATAATGCTCTCGGAAAGGATGCATAATGTCAGATTTTGCTGAAGCATACTGCGTAGAAGAAGATTGTCATGAGCTGGCAACAGAAGATGATCTAGAAGGAATTACTAGTGAAGGTATTCCAATCTATGAGATGCTCTGTTACGAGCATATGCAGGAAAGAATCTTCTTGACAAGCATAGAGCTCTGATGTAGGATGGTTTTACCAGTAAGGGACTGAAAGACGCTCCACTGGTAGCGATATGCATCGCTTAAATGTTACGGGACTTCCCGCCAAGGAAGTTAACGAGTGAGCTAGCTAGCCCGTATATAGGCTCACACAGCGTTTCTTAGCAAGTTGGCGCTTGTTGCTGAATTTGCGGCCGGGATGGAGAAACTATACCGGTCTCTAACATATCGGTAGAGTTGAAATTACTCTACATGATCCCTGTTAGCTTTAAGTTTAAGGCCCATTTCCTTGTGTTATGGGTTTCTACTGGTAGGGTTACTGTTGGCAGTAACGGCAATCTGTTAAATTGCTACCCCGTTGGTTCGATTCCAGCTACCAGTGCTTACCAAAGGATAGTAATGCCGCTGTATGGAGAAAGAAAAAAGGAATATCAAAAAGAATGGATACGGAAACGTAGAGAAGATTTCTTTTTTGATAAAAGCTGTGTGCGGTGTAGTTCAAAAGAAGATCTTGAGTTAGACCATGTGGATCGAATAGCAAAGACTGAGCATAGAATTTGGTCGTGGTCTAAAGCTAGACGAGAAGAAGAAATAGCTAAGTGTCAAATTTTATGCAGTGAATGTCATAAGATTAAATCTGCTAAAGAAGTGCAAGAGTTGCTTACGTATGATGTGAACGGTAAATGCGTTAAAAATCATCCGTTAGAGTTGGTAGGATTTTACTTTAATAAAAATGGGACGAAGGGATGTTCGTACTGTCATCACATTGCCAGAGCAATAAAAAGAAATAACAATATAAAAACATTAGATCAATGGATTAAATTTAGATCTAAATAATGGAGGGTGGCGCAGAAGTCTGCAAAGTGGTTTTGAACGCCATGCTAGGAGCAATCCTAAGGGATCAATACCTTCACCCTCCGCCATGTCAGGTGCAAGGCAGAGTTATAAAGTTGCGTCGGTTGTGGCTTTATAAGAAGCAAGTCCTACTCCATGAAATATCCGACATTTACATGGTTCCCAAAATTAGGATGGCGCATGCACCAGGCCCGATTAACTCAAATGGCTAGAGTATTCCCCTTGTAAGGGAAAAGTTCTCGGTTCAAGTCCGAGATTGGGCCCAATTTAATAAGCCGACGACCGTAGGATGTGGGAGCGACTCTGTAAAAGTCTACTCTGGGAGTTCAAATCTCCCCGGCGGCACCGGGTTTGTGGTGTAATAGTAACATACAGAACTGTGACTTCTGTGTAGTCGGAGCGTAACCGACCATTCCCTCCAAGTGTGATATGATTGTATCATTACACACATAGAGATATCACAAATGCTTGGGCTGGAGGACTTTTTGATGGAGAAGGCACAATAAACATTAGTAATTCTTCCGTCTCAATTAAAGTATGCATTCAAATGACCGATTTGGATGTTTTAGAAAAAATGAAAAAAGAATATGGTGGGCAAATAATAATATGCGTCAAGCAGGCAGACCACCATAAACAATCATGGTCTTGGTATATTTCTGATTCAAAAAAATCAATTGCTTTTTTAAACGAAATATACCCTTGGCTGGGCAAAAGACGCCAAAGTCGGGCTGAAGAGGCAAGGATTAAATACCAGTCTAGTCAAGAAATTAAAAAGCAAAAGATTAGGGAATTGAGACATTCGGGGTTGACACAACAAGCCATCGCTGATAAGGTAGGTTGCAGAAGAGAGCATGTCAATAGGGTTCTTAACGGAAAATCTTAAAACTTCCAATGCACACTCCAATTTAATACAGGCCACTTAAGTGTTAATAGAGGCACGCGGGGTTGAAGCCCTCGAAGTCTTGGAGCGTTACCAAGAGGTGGCACGTTTTATATTAGATGGCTAGGTCCTTTAGCTCAGTTGGTTAGAGCGTTCGCCTGTCGAGCGAAATGTCGCCGGTTCGAGTCCGGTAAGGATCGCAAACTAAATACCAGGAGTATTTAGCTAGGATAGAAATATCCGCCTGGAAAAAGATAAAATAAAGGCTCACTCACAATGAGCAAAGGTTCGATCTTGACCCGAGTTGAATCTTGAATTATAAATCCCCATCCCTGTCCAAAAGGGAACACGCATGGATCCGGGGGAAGGTAGCAGAATAAAAGCACTACTATCGGGTTGCCAACTTTATGCTAATATATGCATATGAAAATTATCAGTAGGATTAAGACAAAAGCGGCAGATCCAGCTGCTTGGCGTAAGTTTCATTTAGTAGCAACAGTAGTATGGTTCTTGATAATCATACCAACAGTGATATTCTGGAGTGAGTCCGTCTTGTGGATAGCGCTTATTAGCTGCTATGCAAATATGGTTGGACATTTTAGTGCTTGGCAAGCTAGTCGGGCGGAAGATAATAGCGATTAAAGGTGATTGGCTGAGCGGCCTAAAGCACTCGACTGCTAATCGAGAGGGAGTAATTGCCCACGTAGGTTCGAATCCTACATCATCTGCTTACTAAAAATACTCTAAGCAACCTTGAAAAAGTGCTTCTGACATGCTATCCTTGTATGGAAGGAGGTTTGAGACATTGTCTTTTCTAGACAGCGTATTTGGTACAGTTTCTAACCGCCGAATTTTGAGAGAAATTCGGGAGGTGAATTATAAATTGGCAGATCTAAATGCAAGCGTTGAAGATCTAAAGCAGGCAGTAGCAGGTGTGGCCGCTCGTGTAGGTGATCTAACTGGTCCACTACAGGCGCAGATCGCAGAGCTACAGACTACAATTCAGGCAGAGCGTGATGCAGCTACTACTCTAGCAGCAGCAGAAGATCAGGAAGATGTTGAGCAGAACCAG